TTTGATACTGTTTTCTACCTTGCGGTTGCTGGCCGCGTTGGTGATGATAACCCCTACAAGGGCCATTCCCCCCGTGATGAGTGCTGCCATGATCGTTTCCATCATTCCGGGTTCCTTTCTTTTGATTATTGTGGTGCTCTATATCCAACCGCCAGCCAGCCGATAGACGTTGCCGTGGTGCCCGTGCGGGTCACGTAGCAGTCAAAGCCGGTGGCGGTAATGTTGGCCGCCGCGCTGCCGGTCACGACGGTTCCGGGAACGGCGGTTTGCGGCGTGGTGATAACAACGGGCGTGTCGGTGTAGGCCACGGCAAAGGCCACGTCCTTTTTGGTGGGCGTGTTGGCCACGGGCGTGATGCTCTCCCGGCCCCACTGGATCAGCAGGCCGTTAGAAAACAGCACCCGCCCCGCGTGGTTGGCGTGGGTCACGTCCCCGGAGGTGATAAATTCATCCCCGCCGTTGCCGTGGGTCAGCGTCACGTTTTTATCAATAATCATGTTTTTCGTGCCCGTCAGATAGCGCCAGATGCCGATGCTCCGGGCGCTGTCCCAGCAGCCGATGGACGTAACGCTGTTCCCGTTGCCCCCGTACAGTTTGCAGTTATGGACGTTTGTCGCGTCTTCCGTGGATTGGAAATACATATTCTTTTCATCGTCTGTGCGTTTTGAACCGCCCATGAAGATGTCCTTGTAAATGCTCATATCCAATCCAATTTCCAATCCGTCAGCGAGTTCAGACACCTTCCCGAACGCAGCGCCCCGGCCCGATGCGTTGAAATCAAGCAGGGTGAACGCGGTCGGTATCTCAACCGTTTTTCTGGTCGTGGTGAAGTAATCTGTCACTGACAGGCGCACGTCATAAGCCGAATCAACGTCCATCACAGGCCCGGTCAAAATGCTGGTCGAAAGCGTGTATCCCGTGCCCGCCTGAATCTGAATCCATTCCGTCGAATCCCTGCCCTTGTATTCAAGCGTGTATCGGCTTTCATTCTTTCCGCCGATCGTGGCCACGGAATAGGAAAAGCCTATTTTCCCGTACTGGCCGTCATAGTTTGCCGTGCCGTCCGCCAGCGCACGGACAGGGGAAAGGCCCCTGATCGTTGGCGCAGAATAGGCGATCACTGTAATCGTCCTTGTTGCGGTTGCCTTTCTGCCCCTGCTGTCCGTAACGGTGATCGTCACCGCTTTTGTACCGCTGGAAAGCGTCCCCGTTGTAGGCGCTGTGCCTGAATAGCTTTTCCCGTCAACGGTCGTTTTGTATGCCTTGATGGTGGAGCCGAAGGCCCCAACCGCCACAATGCCAATTTTGACCCTTGATTTGCCCTGCACAAATGCTCCAAACCGTGCCGCAAGGCCGGAAACTGTTTCCGTTATGGAAACGTTGGAAATGGTGGGAACGACCGCATCCGGCACTTTGGCCTTGAAGGAAACCGACTTTGTGCCGATCAGTGTGCTTCCGTTATAGGTCTTGCAGGTGATCGTGCAGGTTCCAGACGTGCCGGACGGAATTTGACTTGCAAGGGAAATCGGCACTTCCCATGTTTTGCTTGTCCCAAGGCCGCTGCCGATTGTCCCGGACGCTTTTCCGAAGGAATACGTAAGCGTATGGTCAAAGCTGCCGGAAGCCCTTGGCATGTTGATGGTGACGGATGCGCCCATGTTCACGCTGCTTGCCGACAGCGTGGGAACGGTGGCCCTTGGGATGGTGTTAAACGTGCCGCTTCCGCTGGCCGTGACGTTGCCGTAGTACGTCCCGCCCAGCGTCACGTTGATACCGCAGGTGGCCGCGAAAGCGCAAGTCTTTGACCCGTTGGATGCATGGGCCACGGTCACGGTTTTGGTAAACAGGGTCTTGGTCTGGTTGCCGTTCAGGGCCGCCGAAAAAGAAAATGTGTATTTTGTCCCGTTGATGGTCAGGCTGCCCGACTTGCTGGCGCTGCTGTTAATGGTGTAGCTGCTCCCCGTGGATACCAGCTGCACCTTGGCCGTTACGCTGCTGGTATTGTTTGCCACGGACTGGCTGCCCACTGTCCACGCGATCTGCAGCCGGTAGCCCGTCCGAATGGCCGCCTGTATGGTTCCTGATGCCGCCATGTTCTTTCCCCCTTTCAGGGGTCAGAAGCCTGTCATTCCGTCAGATTTTCTTAAAGCTCAAGTTTCCGTTGTCACGGGGCATGAACGCGAAATTCCCCAGCTGCAAACTGTGTAATATCTGGGTGTCCGTCACGTACAGCTTGCGATTGCTGAAATAGGCCACTTCGGCCCCGTCCTGCTGAAAGGATATGCGGTCGTTGGCGATCTGCAATTCCAGCTCGTTCCCGATCTCCCCCAGCAGGATTTTCCCGTCCACAAAGCGGATGTATTTGCGGATTTCCTCAAATTCCGCATCCGCCCCGGCGGCCACCGCGTCGATGTCGGCCCGGAAGGTGGTGAACTCGATCTCCACGCTGTTTTTGGTCTGCTCGATCTCCGTACTGACGGAAGAGATCAGCGCGTCGGTGTCGTCTTTCAGGTAGTAGTTTTCCGCCACCGCGCTTTTGATATTGTCCGCCTCCACCTGCAAGGATGCCAGCAAGTTTTGTTCCACGTTGTAGACGGCCGCGGAGGCCATTTTTTCGACGCTTTCCACGGCGCGGACAATTTCCCTTTGCGCTTGACCAACGCCCAGCAAAGCCCCTCCCAGCCCCAAAAACGCCCCGTTCAGGGACAGTTTGTTGGCGGCAGGGTCGAGCAGGTTCACGGCAATCTTGCTGACCCGGAAAAGCTGCTCGATTCCGTGGGGCGCACTGGTCACCCGAACTTGTGTGCCCAGATGGAAGGACGAAAAATCCGCGTCCACCGTGGCCAGATCGGCGGCGGAAAGCTCCACCGTTTCCGGCTGCTTGACAAGCGCGTCCAGTTGTGCCTTGCCCTTGGCGAAAAGGTTCGTGGCCTCGGTCACGTCGTCAAAAATGATCGTTTTGACAATCGTCCCGAACTGTGCTACCGCGTCCGCGTCCGTGATGGTGTCGCTGCCATCGTTGACGCTTTTCACCGTCAGGCGGGTGTCTGTGTCCTTCCCTTCCGCGTCCTTGAGCTTTGCCCCAAGGGGAATGACCGCCGTTGCAATGTCCGCCCCGTTCCGCACCCGTTTCAAGTCCAGCAGGTTTTTCCCGAAGGTGATTACCTGCGGGGAAAGGACGGTGCTGTCCTGCAAGTAGTCAATATAGTTGAGATTCCCCGCGTGCCGGACGGACACATACCCGCCCATGAGCTTGATGAGCTTGTCTTGCAGCTCCGTCCACGTGTCGGTGTAGTCGATGTTCGACCGCACAATGTAGTCGTTGTTGTCCGTCACCGTGATATTGCCCACGGTAAACCACTTGCTTTCCTCCACCTGCTCATTGTGCCGGTCGATCAGCAGGTTCAGATACCCGGCCACCGTGCCGGTGTAGTCGTAGGGCCGCTGGATGCTGTCCAGCAGAAAGGCAAGCTCCCCTTCGCAGGAGATTTTCTTTTCGTTGTGCCAGCCCGTTTCCTCATCCAGCACTCGGCCCCGGAACAGCAGATAATCGTCCTGATATACGGTGACGATGCTTTTCAGTTTGTGAATCAGCCCATAATAGGGATGGTCGGCGGGCAGGGTAAAGGCGAAAGACCCGGTCTTGTTTTCTTCCAGCTCCACCGTAGGGGAAAGAATTTGCAGGCTTTCCAGCCGGTCGTTGTACAGGGGCAGGCCGTCGCAGTATACCCGATACATCAGAGCGTCGCCTCCTGCCATGTGAAGGTGATGCTTCCCGTCCCGGTCACGGTGACGGTGTTTGTCCCTTCCGCAAGTTCCAGCTCCGGCAGGGTGTAGCTGCCGCTGCCCAAATCCCACACGTTGTAGCCGTACACAAGGTTCAGGCTGGTTTCCGCCGTGATGGTGATCTCCGGCACGGCACGTTTTCTACTGTTTGTCAAGCTGATGGTTTCCGTGCCGTCAACCGCCCTTGTCACAACGGTTTTCGCGGCCTTGTACTTGTACGGTTCGCATTCGCAGTCTATTTCGATTTTCCCCACGCCTTTTTCGTCCTTGAAGGAGGACACGAAGCAACGCCCCACATAGTAAAAGCCGGGGTCGCCGTCAAGGGCGATCCGCAGCTTTTTTCCATGCAGGGCGTTTTTGACCATGGAATAATGGGAAAGAAAATCACTCCGGGGAACGATGGTGGAGAACGTGAACTTGTGGGTCACGTCTCCATACTTCGGCCCGCCGAAGAAGTCCGTCAGATCGATGGAGCCGTCCGCCCCGTCGATCTCGACCACCTTCTTTTTGACGGATGGTGCGCCGATCTCTTTTTCGCTCAAAATCAGGTTTAGATCGTCATAAGAGTGCAGTTCCCCGAAAGTGATTCCTATCATGCCATTATGCCACTTCCTTCCACAGGCTTTCCGTTCCGACTGCGCCCGGCTCCCAGACGTTATTGTCCACAAGGCTTTCCCACGTCTTGCCGTTGTGCGTCACCTTGTCGCCCTTGGCGTATGGGTTGGTGCTGTCCGGCTGTACCCATGGCAGGATAGCGCCGCTGGGGTCGGTCAGCACCTTGGCCCATAGGCTGGGCGCGTCAGTAGGTGTCCATGCCGCCTGTGCTGTGTGGGCCGTCAGGCAGCGGTACAGATTGCCAGCGTACCGCACGCGGTCGCCCACGGCGTAGGCGGCTTCCTCATCCCAATCCGGGAACAGTCCCGGCACGGTCAGCGCCTGTTCGTCCGTCAGCATGGCCCCGGCCTTGTCCATCGTCGCCCGGACGATCTTCGCCGCTTCATAAAACTTTCCCATTTATTCCGCCTCCTGTTCCGTGTCAACACCCAGCAGCTCAAGCGCCGCCGCCATGTCCTCCGCGTCCTTCTGGGCCTGTTCCAAAGCCGTCAGGACGCGCTCCCCGGCCCGGTAGAAGTGTTCGCCGTCGTAGGTGTCGCCGATGGCCACGGGGATTTCACCGCAGGGAACCGCCCCCTCAAATTCCGCCGCGTTGGGTGGGTACAGCACAATCACATTTACCACAACGCCGTCTTCCACCAGCGCATAAAGTAATTCGTTCATGCTTCTTCCTCCTTACCGATGATTCCGCACCACAACGATGCCTGAGCCGCCGTTGTGGCTGTTTTCGTTAGAGCCGCCCGCACCGCCGCCGGTGTTGGCCGTGCCGTTCTGCTGGGCGTTACCGCCACCTCCAGCGCCGCCTGCATCATTGGCATTGTTCACGATGGCGCAGGCACCGCCGCCGGAATACAGGGTGCCGGTGGATTCGCCAAATTCGCGGGTCGTTGTTCCCTGCCCAGTTCCCGGCGTTGCGCCGGAACCACCTCCATTGCCGCCGTCGCTTCCGCCGGAACCGGCAAAGTAGGTCGCGCCGCCGCTGCCACCGTTTCCGCCGTTTGAATTGTTGCTTCGTCCCTGACCGCCGCTGACCGACTGACCAAAGCCAGAACTGCTGCCGCCGTCTGCGCCGGCCTGCCCGCCAGCACCCACAACGATTTGATAGTTCGTGCCCTCCACAACGGTAATGCTCTTTTTGGTTTTGGTATATCCGCCGCCCCCGCCGCCGGACGCGCCGCGAGTGCCTTCCTCATAGGTTCCGCCGCCACCGCCCACAAGGAACAGGTCGATCACGCCATTCCACTTGCCCAAATTGGTAAACTTCAGCGTGCCGCTGCTCTTGATTTTGATGCGCCAGTTGCCGCTTCCGTCGTCGATCTTCTCATGACTGCCGCTGTAGGTGTAGGCCATGTTGGGGTTCTTCACCGTCAGCGTGGCCACCCGGCTGGTCACCTCCCCGGCTTTGTTCGTAACCACGCAGTAGATGCTGTGGCTGCCGACGCTCGCGCTGCTCCAACTGACGGTGGCGTTCGTGGCTCCCGTCCACTTCGCCCCGTCCCGGTACCACTGGTACGTGTATTCCGCCGGCACGCCCGCCGTGGCAATTTCCACCCGGAAGGTGGCCTGTTCTCCCTGCCAGTTGGTCACATTGGCCGGGTAGCTGGCGTTCAATACAGGCAGCTTCTTGGCCTCGCCCGCGCGGCGCACGATATAACAGTCGCCCATTATCTCACCACCTTAATTTTGATCGGGATGTCGATCTCCGGCTTAGAGCCGAAAACCACTGTGACCTTGTTTGCCCCAGCCGTGGCCTTGAACAGGCTCACCCACACGTCGGACAGCGCCTGCATATCCGCAAGGGTGCTGACGGCGGCCATGTTGATGTCCACAAACGGCGTATCGCTGCCCAAAAGCCCGGTGGCGGTCACGTCCTGCGTATAGGGGGAGCTGCTCGACCAGCCGGAGGCCGACAACGTGCCGGTAAATTCCAGCAGGTTCACCTTTTCGACGGTGTCATACACCGTCTGGATGTTGGCTTCCAGCTCCGCGATCAGGGCCGCTGTCTGGCTCTGGACGCTGGTCAGGGTGGCACTCACTTGCGTCTGTGCGTCGCTCAAAGCGCTACTGAACTGGCTCTGTATCACGCTGGTGTCGATGCCCGTCACGCCGTCCCGCATCAGGCCGCAGACGCTCTCGTTCAGCCGCTCGTCGGTGATGTTGCCCGCGTTGATGGCCGTCGCGCCAGCCGCCACGGTGATCTGCGCCAAGCTGATTTCATAGGCCACGCTGTCCCGCTGCAGGGCGGGAGCCGCCGGAGAAGCCGCCGCCGTACCCTTTTTGATGTAGGCGTAGCATTTGTTGTTCAAGATTTCCAGCCGGATGCACACCCGGTCGATGCGCTTGTACTGCGCATCCGCCAGCGTCACCGTCAGGGCCTTGCCCGCCGTGTTGGCGTACACGCACCCGGCATAGTCGTTATAGTGGAGCCAAGCAACGCCCGCCCCCAGCGTGACGTTCATAGTTCCGCCCGCCGTCACGGCCAGATGGCCGTTGGTGTACACGCCGCTGGTGCGGGTGGCAAACCATAGCTGCGCGTCCTCCGCTGTATAGGCGGTATTTTCCAAGGGAAAGCTTTTCTCAGCCATTTTTCACGATCTCCCCTTTCACGTAATTCAAGGGCTTGTCGCCGATGATGATTTTCACCGTCTCAAGCCCCTGCCGGTTCTCGTATTGGTATTCCGTTATCCTCGCGTCGAAGCGCAGCCCGTAGCGCTGGCTTTTACACGTCACCTTGTCCCCAAGGTCGCAGCGGTGGCCGAACTCGGTCGCACTCAGCTCGCATTCAAAACACAGGGCGTTTTTATGCTCCTGCAGGGCCTTGATGCCGATCTGCTTCTGCCGTTTCTGCCAGTCTGGGTTGGTCTCGTCCTCGCCCTGATCCTCGCCCGTCACCAGCAGCTCCCGCCGCTGGGCCGCTCCCGCTTCGATGGCCTCCGGGGACACATACTCGTAATACACGGTGCGCGGGTCGTTGTTGGCCGCGCCGGTCACCAGCGCCACGTTCTTGTATACGTCGTCGTCCTCGCTGACGGTCAGTTGTTTCAAATTCCCGTATTCTTGGGAGAACACCACGCCGCCCACGCCGTCCTTGTACGTGCGGTCGGCCCCTTCGTAGACCTCGATCACGTTTGTTTTGTTGGTGCGGTCGAAGTTCGCCCGGATGCCGTATTCCGTCTGGCCCAGCACTTCTTCTGCCGCTTCCAGCAGGTCTTCACCCTCGATCTCGCATTCATACTCCGCCGTCAGCCCCTTCACGGCGGCGGTGGTGACGTTGAGCCAGCGCAGCTCGGCGTTTATCATGCCATACACGGCGCTTTCCACGTTGGTCACGCTGTACGCATGGGCAATGGTTCGCCATGTCAGCAGGTGCAAGGCCGTGTACCCGCCCGCCGTGATGGTGTTCTGTTCGGTGTCCCGTTTGACGCTGATGATCAGCATGGCGGCGGGGCGGTCGGCCCGGTATAGATACCAGCCGCGCCGAAGCAGCCCGGCGTATTTGTCGGTGTCGTAGACCTCAAGGGTAAACCCGCCCTTGTCCGTGTACTGTTCCGTCCATGTCAGGTCGATCCAGTTCTCGATCTGGCCCCGGTACACAAAGTCCGAATCAAACACATGCAGGATCATCCGCTACACCCCCGCATACGCCGGGCGGAAGCTGATGGAGGCCCGCAGCGTGTCGCCGCCCTGATCCGCGTCGGTCTTGATATGATTCTGGCCGGGCTGCAGCTTAAAGGGCACGGACGCGATATCCAGATACTGGAACCCGTCTGTCTCGGTGCCGTCCGTCGCCGTCAGGGTCACGGACAGCTCCTCCCCTTCGTTGCTGATGGTCACCTGCTCCCCGGCGGCCATCGTCCGCATCACCCGCACCATTTCGCCGGTCACGATGTTCTTCACATAGGGGTTCTTCGCTTCCAGCAGCGCGAGGAAATTCACCGTCCAATACGTCGGCGCTTCGCCCTCGTTGTTCACGGTCACATAGCCCACCTGCGCCAATTTGGACATGTAGAAGGGGTTTGGGTCGGAAATATTCCACGGAAACTGGAACTGCGGCTCATAGCCCACCAGCACTTTGTTTTTCCGCACTGCGTCCCGCCAATAGGGGAAGGGAGCATACAAGGAAAAGCTGAACTTCGCCCCGTAGGGCTGGCGGTCGATATCCGGCGAGGACTTGACATACACTTCCAGCTCATACGCGTCATTATAGATCAGGCGGCCCTTCGCCAGCGGGGCCAGTACATGGTTCAGCTGCTCCCGCAGCGCCGCAGACTCCCCGTTGATCGAGCCCTTGAGGGTGATCGTCTTCGGGCTGACGTTCTGGTGCTGCAGCACCTCGCCGATCTCCCGGTTGGATTTCGTGGTTTGAAACTCCACGTTCTGCGCCCCGTAGGACGTGACCTTTTCAATATACGCGCCGGGCGAACCGCTGTTAAACGTCACGCTGCCGATATCGTTTTCATACCGTACCTTGGGAATCATCCGCGCCACCTCCAATCATCCACGGCATTGCGCACGGCCTGCGCCACCTCATAGGGGCTGTTGGTATTTCCGCTGATGTTGATGGTCAGATTCATGGGCTGCTCCGTCTGCACGGGCATGGCCCCGATTCCGGCCAGCGACGGCAATCTTTCCCCGCGCCAGATGGCCGCCTGCGAGGCCGTCAGGACGGCTTCGTTTTCGTGCAGCCGAGCTTTAAAGCCGTCATACGGAACGCGGCGCAGGCCGCTGGCCTGTTGCTGATAACCGTCCATTTCAGGAGTGCTGAAAGATTTGCCGCCGCCGCCGTGTGATTCGCCAGAATCGCTATTGTGTACATTGCTTGTAACTTCAACGCCGATGCCGAGCGAACGTTTTGTGCTGTCCCACCAATTTTTAATACTATTCCATAGGCTTTCCAACTTTGCTTTAACGGCGGTAAAATTTTCAACCGCTATTTGGATAGCAAAATTGAACGCATCCACAAGGCCTGTTTTCAGGGTTTCCCAGCCCTCCTGAATGCTTGTTGCTATTGTCGGCCAATCAGGAAGATCAATGCCAAGCGTTGCCTTAAAGTTTTGCTGTATCCACGGCCAGACGGTGTTTTGCCAGCCGTCGGAAATGGCGTTCCCCGCAAGCGAAAAAACGCTCTGGAACACTTTGCCGGTATTCACCAGCAGATTCCCGGTAGCTTTCGCAACGTTTTTGGTGGTATTCCATGCCGATTCTCCAAGCCCCTTTACCAGCGAATCAATATCGGCGTTCCCGTCTGCCAGACCTGTCAGAAGGTTGTCCCACGCGGCTTTTGTAGCGTTCCAACTGCCGGAAATGGTTTCGGTGGCTTCCTTCTCGGTCGCCCCGGTGATTTCCATTTCCTCTTGGATTACATGGATTGCTTCGATGATGTCGTCAAGATTTTTGATATTGTACTTTTGGCCGGAAAGCTTCTGCGCGTCCCTGAGCAGCCGTTTCATTTCTGATTGAGTGCCGCCGTAACCCAGCTTCAAGTTGTCCAGCATGGTGTAGTTCTGCTTGGCGAAGCCTTGATAGGCGTTTTGGATACTAGACATATCAGTACCCATTTTGTTTGCGTTATCCGACATATCCCGGATTGCCGTATCTGTCAGCCTTGCCGCCGCTTCCGTATCTCCGCCAAGGCTGGAAATCAGCGAGGCCGCAAAGCTTGTCGCCGTGTCCATGTATTCGGTCGCCGATAGGCCGGTCGTTTTGTAGGCTTCTTTAGCGTTCGAAAAAACGGTGTTTTGGGCATTCATAAGCTGGTTATATTTGCCCTCAACTTCTTCCACGCTTTTCCCGGCATCGTCCGCGTACTGCTGCAACGACTTACCGTTAGCGCCGAACAACGTTTCCACGCCGCCGACCATCTGTTCATAGTCCGCATATGCGCTGATGGATGCTTTGGCCAGATCGCCGATGGCCTTTGTGATGCCAGCGGCTACAAGCGCACCTTTGATTTTCCCAAAGACTTTTACCGCAGACCCACCCATGTTTTCAAGTTTGCCTTTTAATCCACCGGCATGTTCGCTAACGTCGTCGATCTTTTCATTGGCCCCCGATGCGTCGATAGCGATACGCCCGAAAAGGGTAAAAATGTCTGCCATTCCGTATCACCTTCTTTATGTAGTGCTGCGCTTTATACCGTTTTATCCATTGTTTTCCGCTTATCACCGCCCTATAATTTCCAAAAAGGAGGTCGTTCCCATGAAAAAAATTGTTGCCGCCGTCTTGTTTTTCTTGATTGTTTTTTCGTCTGCGGTTGCCGAACCGTGGCGTGTTTTTGATAACGCCGGGATTTTTTCGGAAAGCGAAATCGAAGAACTGGAAAACGAAATTTCGGCTTTTCAAAGAGAAACCAACGTTGATTTTGTAGTGCTTACCACCGATGATTATTTAGGTTCCGGCAATCAGCAAGTTATTGCAAACGCCTTTTTCGATTCTGGAAATTTCGGGTTCGGACGGTTGGCAAGCGGATTGATCTACTACATCGACATGAATCAATGCTGGCATTGTGTTTCGACCCTTGGTGAAATGAAAACCGTTTTCGAAGACTATGTAAGCCCTTCGTTAGACGCGTGTGCCGATTTCATGATGAGCAAAGATTATAAAGGCTCCGTTTTGGAAATGATCGATTGGGCGAAAAAGGCAGTTGAGGAAGCTGACAGCAACGCGCAAACACCAACCAAACCATAAAAGGGAACGGCCCGCGCCGCTCCCTTTTCCTTATCTCACATTCCCGCGCCCGGCGTTCCTGTACCGCACATTCAGCCCTTCGTCAATGGCGGGGGTCAGCTCGCCCACCAGAACCCCGGTGTCCAGCAGTACGTCCTTCGGCACGATCCGCCGGAGGAAGTCCATCATCAGCCGGTTTTGCTCAATGATGATCCGCCCCACGGCCTCGTTTTCCGCCCGTACCGCCTGCCGGACGTAGCCTTGCAGCACGTCAATGGGCGCTATGGCTTCCGCGCCCGCCTCCCCGACCCCCTGCAAGCCTGCCCGGCTGTCAAGGATGGTGGGCCGGTCGAATACCGCTCCTGCCGCGTTCCATTTCACGTTAAAGTTCGGCAGCTTTCCCTTTCCCGCTATGCCGAAAGGCGCTTTGCCTCCGCTGACGGAGATTTTCGGGATTTTCAAATTGCTGAACAGCTTCCCAACCTTTAGCGGGAACAGCCCCTTGATCTTGTCCACGGCCTTTTTGACCGATTCCCGCGCCGCGTCGATCTTGTCCGCCGCCGCCTTTCGGATGCCCTCGAAGGTGTCACGCACCGTCTTTACCGCGCCTTTCAGGCCGTTAAAAGCCTTTTTGATGCCGGAAACGGCCTTGGAGCAGGCGGATTTCAGTTTGTCCCATAGAGAAATCCAGAACGCCCGGAAATCCTTGTTGTTGTTCCACAGGTACACAAACGCCGCTACAAGGCCCGCGATCAGGCTTACCACAAGGCCGATGGGATTTGCCCGGAGCGCCGCGTTGAACAAAAGAATGGCCGCTCTGGTGGCTTTCACGGCCTTGGTGGCGGCTTTCATAATCGCGCCCCATTTCAGAACCAGAAGGAACGAACCCACGGTCACGGTTGCGGCAATGATGGCCGCTTTCCATGCGTCCACGGTGTTCTTGTTGTCCTTCATCCATTTCCGCGCATCCTTAACCTTTTGGATAAGGCTTTCCAGCTTCGGAACCGCCGCTTCCACCATTTTGGAAATGGCGTTTTTGACGGCGGTCAGGATGGGTTCGCCCACTCGACCCAGCTCCGCCATAGCGCCGTTCAAGCGCTCCTGCGCCCGGTTGGCCGCCATCACGTCCGCGTTGGTTTCCTTATACTGGTCGGAGGCGGCCTTGTACGTGCCGTTCAGGTTCTCCATGATGAGCTTTTGCCGCTCCTGTTCCCCGGAGCATTTCGCCAGCTTGTCGTTGAATTCGTCCTCGGAGATGCCCGCCCAGTTCAGCGCATCCGCCAGCGGGCCGGTCACTTCGCCCACCTTGGCGGTCTCGTTGGCCGCTTCGGTCAGGCCCTCAATGGGCAGCGAATCGCCGAAGGTGGCGAAAACGCCGGTGCAGATGTCCGTCCATGTCTGCAAATCCTTTTCGTTGTCCGTCATGACCGCCAGATGGTTTGCCGCTTCTACGGATACGTCCGTTTCGCCCAAAACCGCCTGCAAGTCCTGATAGGTTTTCTTTGCAGCATCGGAGGAATGGCCGTTGGTCACAAAGGCCGTGTCCAGCTTGCCCATTTCGGTGCGGTATTCCCGGCTCCCCTCAATGGCCGCTATCCACGCCGTGCCCAGCGTCACCCCGGCCCCTACCACGGCTTTTCCTACCGTCAGGGCCGCAGCGCCGATTTTCTTGAAAGATAGTTCCGATTTACTGCCCGTATTTTCCGCTTTGCCTGCTGTTTCGTCCAGCGCCTTGTTGGCCTGATCGTTTTCAACCGCAATCGTCCCCAGCAGCCGGAACAGTTCCATTCGCGTTCACCTCACCACACGCCGGAAGGAAAGCGTTCAGGATGCTTTCCGATTCCGCTACAATGCTTTGTACTTCTTCCCGCGTTGGTGCTGCGTGTTTTTCCGGGTCGATGCTGTCAACGAAATCGGGGTAGGACTTGTCAAACACACGATGCAGCCAGACTTCCCAAATAACCTTTTCCCGCTGCTCGTCGTTGTACCGCTTGACCAGCCCTTCCACAAACTCGCACAGCTTCCCGGCCCGGATCATTCCGTCCATCAGGGGATAGGGGTTGGCATACCGCCGAAAAACGAGGTCGAAAAAATCCTGCTCGTTTAGCTGCGCAATTTGAATACCTGCGTAAAAAAATCAGCGAACTCTTCTTTCTGGATGGTTTCCATCACCATCCCGGCGAAGGTGCCCATGGGCAGTTCGGCGATCTCCTTTTCCTTCATGCCGGACAAGCTGGCAAGAAACTGATAGAGTTCCGTCCGGCACTCCGGCAGGCGTTCCACCACCAGCGCGGCCACGTCCACCATGATCTGCATCCCCACGGCGGCGGCCAAGTCGCTTTCCTGCTCCTTGCCAGCGTCCGCAATGGCCTTGCGCACGGTTTCGCCGTCGAAGCACTTTTTCAGTTCGCTTAAGCCGATCTTGTTGATAATGCGCAGCACCATAAACAGGTCGTCCGCTTTCAGCGCCCGCAAAGTATAGGTCTTTTCTTCCATCGTCGTTTCTCCTTTTCATAAGATGGGAGCAGGGAAAAACCCTGCCCCCTTTTTTACGTTATGCCGCCGGGGTGGGGTAGTAGATATGCCACGGCAGGGTGTCCGCTTCGGCGGTCAGAGGCGCGTAGCACTCAAAGGTCAGCGTAGGCGTGGCGGCCTCCTTGTTCTGCGTTTCCACCTCCCAGCCGGAGGTGCACAGCGCATAGTCAAACACAACAATGATGGGCGTACCGTCCAGACGCTTGCCCACAAAGCCAAGGTTCTGCACGTAGTCGCCCGTCTTGATCATCCCACGGGATTTCAGTTCGGTGTAGCCGGTAGCGGTGGAGGACGCGGCCTCGTCCGCAATGACGGTCTTTTTGATCAGGTCGGGGGTCTGCTCCACGGGCTTGATCTCCATGGTGGCGGTCTCGCCCACCTTCACGGCCAAGTCCTTGATCTTGACCAGTGCGCCGTCCACCGGCACGTCGTACAGTTCCTTAGTGATGCTCACCTTGCTGCCGCCATTGGTAGCGCACAGCAGGGATTCCGCAAAGTTCCACGCGCTGTCCTTAAATTCAAGGCCCGCGTGTACCGTGCCAGCGCCGAAAAGGACGTTGCCCGGAGTGCCCTCCGTAATGCCGGAGGACTTGAACTCATCACCCAATGCCATATCATTTCACCTTCCATTCTTGGATTTTCAGATTGATCTTGATGCTTTTCAGCTCGTCGTCCCCGGTGGGAACCACAATGGCCGAATCATAAAAAACCGCGATGCCTGCGCCGCTTGGCAGGATCACGGTTTTTGGGACGGCCTGTTCAATTTTTGCTTTGCTTTCTTCCAGCAGGAGCCACGCGCCACGGGTGAAACCCCGAAGAACGAAGGTGCTTTCCAGAAAGCCGTTTTCTTCCAGCGTTAGGGATGGGCTTTCCATGTACTCCCCGACGAAGTAGTAGTCGGGAGGGATGCCGGTCTGGCCCACTTCCCAGCGCATGAATTGATAGTTGATTCCCGCACTTTCCAAAAGTTCGCCCACGTATTGCAGCGCGTCAATGGTCATACTCACAGCCCCTTCAATCGATTCTCAAGGTCGGCTTCGGCCTTGGGTTTCACGGACAGAAAAGCCTTTTCCAGCGTGGCGGCGGGCTTGCGGCCATTGGTGGCGTGGACGTTGGGCTTCCTCGCTGCAATGGCCTTGGCCTGTGCCTCCGTCAGTTGTTTTCCGCCGTTGCCCTTGTATCCGTCCTTGTACACCCACCAGCCCTTGCGCCCGTCGCCATGGACGGCGTATTCACCGGTTCCGTATTCTTCCCAATACCCTGCTTCCAGCGGGGTGCCGATCTTGGCTTCCCCGGCTCCGTCGTCCACATCGGCCTTGTACGACTTGCGCAGCTCAATGCCCGCGTCGCCGTCCAGTTGGGTGTTGTCCTTGGCCTGCGCGGCGATCTCGTTTGCCCACGTGTTCAGCCATGCCTTGGTGGTGTCGTTCAACGCCGCTTTGACCTGCATAGAGAAATCCTTAAATTCCACGGACACGGTCAATCACCGCCCGTGTACTTCAAATAGATTTCAAGCTGTTGGTGCATTTCCATCGGGTCGTCGATCAACATCACGTCATAATGCTTCCCGCCGATCACCATGCGGCTGTTTTCCGCCTGGATGCCCTCCGCGAGGGGCTTATAATCGGACATGAAAACATGGGTGCTTTCCTGCACTTTGGCCGAAAAGGCCGTATAGCCGGAGCTGCCGCCGGACAGGTCGAGCCAGCCCCGAAGGGTCTGCGCGTCCGTCCATGCGTTCACGCCCTCGCCGATGGCGTTTTTCGCCGCCGCGCGGGTCTGGATGGTGCCGGTCAGGTTTCCGCCGATGCCTTTCATACGCCTACCCCCTGACCGAATCGTGCCCGCATATAGGGCGCGAGGAAGCCCAGCAGGGAGCGGGGATAGCCCATAATGGAGTTGTCGCCGTCCATGTTGTAGTACGTGACGGAGTGCCGGGAAATGGTCTCGGACTGTACGCCCGCTTTATCGCCGCTTTCCAGCTGCCACTTGAGCATGGAGGCCGCGCCCTGCTTCACGTCGGCAGGGTAGACCACCTTGGTCACGGTGATGCCGCTTTCGTCGTACAGGTCTTCTTTCACCGTTACGGTTCCGCCGGAGGACGTGCGCACGTTGACCAGCCCGGCGTTCAGGGCCGAATCGGTGATCTGCAGGGTGTCGTTGGCCCTGAAAAGACCGCTGGTCTCCACCAGCAGGGTCTTGCCGGTGGAGACAGCGTCCGCAGCCGCCCGGAACGCCCTCACTTGGAAGTTGTTGTTGGTGTAGGCCCGGATGAGCAGTTCAAGCGCCAGAAGACGAGCTTCCAGCGCCTGATCCGTCGCGTCCGTGTCCGCCACCTGCCGAAACTCGGCCACGGTCATGATCATAAGGGTTTCCCCCTTACTTCTTGAACTTCGCCAGAACGATCTTCGCGTCGTTGGTCTTGGCGACACCGTAGTACTTGGCGGCGGTCACGTCGGTCTGCTGCTTCTTGGGGAACCATTCGCTGTCCACCTGAATGTCCTTTTTCAGGAAGATGGTCACAGCGGGCAGCTCGTCCTCGGTGTACTCGGTTTCCGCGCTGTCGGGTTCCAGCTTGATGATGGGGCAGAGGTAGTAGTCGGCGGATGCCGCGTTTACCTTGTCGCCCACGGCCAGCTTATCCTTGCAGTTCGGCTGCACGGTGGAAAGCCGCTTGGCGGTGGCGCTTTCGGCGGTGCTTTCGGACACAATGGTGATCGTGCCATCTGTGTTCTTTTCATACTTCACCAGCATGACCTTCTTGGACTTCTTGACCCACGCGCCCGCGATCTTGCCGATCGCGCCGTTCAGGGCCACACCGGCGGTGAACTTGTCGGCGGACAGGAAAGCGGAATCCTTCAAAAGGGTGGCTTCCTGCGCGGGATTGATGAACATGACCTTCTCGATGCCGTCTTCCTCGTCCTCAAACTTGGCGATAGCATCCACCACGCCGCCGTAGGCGATAGCAGCCAGCGTAGAGGCGGCATAAACGTTGGAACCAGTGTACACCGCGTCCAGAACGTCGTTATCCACCTTACCGGCAACGGCCTTGGCCAGCTGCTTTTCGGCCTGACCGATGGGATTGCCAAGACCGCTGTTCACGGCCTCCTGCGTGATGCCCACGGCCTTCATGGCCTTCTTGATGGTAAAAGTAGTGGTGGAGGCAGTCAGGGTAGACAGGCCCACTTCCGCGCCCTCGGCCACGTCTTCCGCGTCGCCGATGTAGTTCCAGCTGGGCACGGTCTTGGTATCGCCGGGAACGCCCACCAGAGTGCGGTCGACGCGGGCATAGGGGGTCAGTTTCAGCAAAGCGTCGATCTTCGCTTCGATCATCGGCCCCATAACTTCGGGATTGATCATATTCGCCATTTTCGTAACAGCCATTCTTGTTTACCTTCCTTTCGATTCGGTGCTTTGCACCCTTCTTTTGGTTTCAGTTACTCGCCCATGGCGGCGCGGAAACCTTCGGGGTTTTCCTCAAAAAGCTTCGCCCGCTCCGCGTAGGGCTTTTTCAGGATGTCGCTTTTCGTAAGCGCCGCTTCCTCGTCGTTACCCGGAAGCCGGTTTTCAACGACGGTCTTCTTGCCGGAAGCTTCAAACTGGTTCGGGAACTGGGTTTTCAGGGCGGCCAGCTTGTCGTCCCAATCCTTGATCTTCCCGTTTTCGTCAAGGGTCAGCGCTTCGCCCTTGTTTTTCAGCTTGAAGGTCAGGTAATCCACGTCCACGGCCTTGTTGGCCAGCAGCTCCACCTTGATCGCCGCGTCCAGTTTGGTCTGTTCCAGCTCCGCTTGAAGCTGCTGCACCTTGGTTTCGTAGTCCGTCACCTTCTGCTGCAAACCGTCGTTGCCCTTGTTGGACTTTTTCAGTTCCTCGATCAGGGCGTTGGCCTCGGTGAGCTGCTGGTTCACGCCGTCGTGCTGGGTTTTCAGCTTGCCGTAGCGGATATCAAGGTTTTCCTCGGAGGCCGTGTAGATTTTGTTTTCCTTCATAGCCGCCGCGATAGCAGAAATAGCCTCGTCGTTTACGCCGTTGGCTTTCAGGATTTCATTCAGGGTCATAAATTCCATTCCTTTCTACGCTTTTACCGTGGTTGCATCACGATTTTGGAATCAGGTTTTTCCATCCCTGCGGATGATTTATGCAAAAAAGCGGTTTCCCGCCTTATGCCAGTAATTTTGTCCATGTATTCTTCCCACAGATTCCGTCTGCGGAAAGGCGTTTTTGCTTCTGGTAGGCTCGTAGGGCCTTTTCGGTATTGCTGCCAAAAATCCCGTCCGCCTTGCCAGCGTCAAAGCCGTTTTCATTCAGCAGCCATTGGAGGACTTTCACCTGCGTTCCCTTGCTGCCGTTCCGTAAGGTCTGCATATTCGTCACCGCCGTTCCCGATGTGCCGTTTTGGGCCTTGGAGGGGCTTTCCTGCGGTTTTTCCGTCTCGGTGGTGGAGTTGTCGGCCCCGTCGGAAAGAACGCCGGGAAGGGCCGCCCAGTGCGTCCAAGAGCGCTGCTTGATCTGCGCCTTTACCACGCCATAGGCAGCGGAACGAGCCTCCACCGCATAGCCGTTTCCCACGCATACGCCCGTATGGGTCATAACGCCCTGCGCGTTGGCATGGTACAAAATCACGCCCGGCTCGTCCGGCAGGGTGTCAATGGTGCCCTTCTTGGCCCATGCGGTTCTTTTCCATTGACTGTTCGCCCCGCTGACAAGGGCCTGACCGCCCGCCCTGCAGGCGTACCGGGTGAGCTGGGCGCAGTCATACGCCTGCTTGCCGTAGTAGCGGCAGCCGTTACAGATGGTCTTTTGCCCGTTCAGCACTTGGCAGTAGCGGTAAATGTTATCCTTCTGGGACGGGTAGGCTTCGGCCCGTTCCCGGCGGAAAGCGGGGGAGCACAGCTTTTCGCCGTACCCGCCCCAGATGTACGCACAGCCCAGCTTGCTTTCCGCATACTCGGCGATTTTCTTTCCCTTAGCCGTTGCCATCGGGATCAGCTCCCTCATCGTCGGAAGGTTTCAATTCTGCAATATGTTTACCAGTATTATGAATGTAGACGGCCAGTGCGGCGGAGCAGATGCCCGCCATGACGTTTTCAGGGGTCACGGCCCAGCCGTTGAGCCACAGCACCCCCACCAGCGCCACGGGCAGCAGCACGAGGGGAATGTACTTGTTGTTGAAGCCCTCCCACACGTTTTTCAGCAGCCAGCCCACCAGAAAGCAAACGGCGGCAACGGGGATCACCGCGTATTTGCTGATGATTTCCATGATGTTGATTTCCATGTTCGGCTCTCCTTTCTTTCCATAAAAAAAGCAACCGTTCGGAATTTCCGAATAGTTGCTTTATTTCTTGCGATATGTTGCTTTATTTTTTGCAACTAATTGCAACCAGTTGCAATATTTTTAATTACTGCTGCAATGGTATCATCCCCTTTCACATGATTAAAGATTATCAATCATAGTTTTGGAGTAAAATTCCCGTCTTACTTCAATCGTAGGAATTTCGTTTATTTTCACCTTGATAATGATCTGCAAATCTGCCGGGCATTCGTAATCGCCATAGATGGTTTCGGCCTTATCCATAATGGATTGGCCGCAATCCCTGATCTGCTGAACCCGATTTTCCCTATCGAATTTCATGTTTTCCCCTTTCCAAGGCATGAAAAAAGCGCCATGCGCGGCGCTTGTACGTCCTTCCCGTTCGGTCTATAATGCTGCCGGGAAGGGAGGTGAGAATATGTATAATGACGCTTACCGCCTGCTTGAAACGTTTCTTAAAAGACACGGCACGTGTAAATTTCCTATGGAAGAAGTAACCGGCATCGATCAGGAGCTTGTACCTGCTATGCAGCGCCTCATTGACGACGGCTATCTCTTCGCCCATCGGTTTTATTCGACCGCCTATGTTACGCAGGCAGGTCTTCGGGCCTATCAGGAAGAGACCCTACGCCGAAAAGATCAGCTTGAGCAGCAAAAACAGGATGAAGCCGGAAAGAACGCCGAACGTGCCTCTGATCGCGCGTACGCTGATAAGAATGCTAAGAAGCAATTCCGCCACGACTGGCGGATAGCTGTTTTCAACCTCCTTGGCGGTTTCGTATTGGGTGCGATAGTCAATCACTTTGTCGATATAGTAGGGTATGCTGCTCGGCTTTGGCGTTTTTTTTCTGAATGGTTTCAATCGTTTCACCCCCAGTAAGTAATTCAAAAGCGTCACTTCTGGATTTGCTAAAACCTAAACTGCGCGATTCTTTCAGCAAACGCTTTACAAGCCGAAAGAATCCGGGACGTATGCGCGACGCTGTATCCCTTGCCGCCCAGAGTGCGGAGGATTTCAGCCACAACGCATACGTCCTCATCTTCAATGCCCGTACAGAGGCCCCAAAAGATATTGTTTTCCATGTAGTACAATATCTCTTCGTCAGTCAGGTATTTCCGCGCATCCTCAACGCTTTTGATTTCTTTCCCCTCAATTTTCTTTTCGATTTCCGAAAGGCTCATGGCTTTTTCCTCCCATCAAAAAAGCACCGTGCGGGCGCAGGGTGCTTTACATATCTTCATCTTCAACTCCGTCCATCATGTCACAATACAATTTAAGTTCTTTTGAACCGTTTTGATATACATAGTCGTCCAGCGAAAGCGGAGTATCAATTTCAAGCCATTCGTTTGCTAAACGATTGGCTTCTGCTTCGATTTCAGGTGATGGACCTACCCTTCTGCATAGGCTCATTTGATGATCCCCTCTTCTTTCATAACAGAATAAATCGCCTCTGTCAGCGGATTTCCTCTTCCCGTCACTTGACGTTCAATCGCGTGTGCCACAACCTCTTTTGATTCCTTCCATGGCCCCTTAATGCCGGTCGTCATCATCCGCATAGTATCGGCTTTTTTTGAAGTGCCATTTATTCCCAACTTCTTAAAAGCACGATTCAAAACTTTCTTACTGTCAAACAGCCCTGAATATTCTGCGTGATGCGTCATTTCATGGATAACGGTGGCATACGCTTCTTCAAGCGCGTCTGGAATGGACGAATTTAAGGTGATCGTTTTGTAAAGCGGGGAGTACAAAGCATACACATTGTTTTTCATGCGTTCTGCCTTGATTCGCTGTGGCGAAATGCTGCCGTACATGCTGATTGCCTTATCATAGCCGCGCACCGCTTCACGCTGTATCTCTACTGGCATGGCGGAAAATTCTTTGCTTAGAAGGTTGGTTCCGTCGGGCTTCATGTACCGTGCGGCGATCTCTTCCGAGGTCATTTCACCATAGTTTATTATACCACTTTTTCCAGTATTTTCAACGGTTTCCGCCGCTTTCAGGTACTTTTCCTTGAACTCTGCGAAGCTGTCCGTCTTATCCAGCCCGAAGAACTCCGCCCGCTTCTGCATCACTTTCAGTTCATCCGCATCCAGCGCGGCCCGTGCCCGTGTCAGCAGGGTACAGCGGCAGTTGCAGTCCTCGGCAGGGTCGCCGAAATCGTGGGGGTACATGGCCTTTTTACCGTGGGTCTCAAAGGGCTTGTCCATTTCCCTGATCTGGTGGTCAAGCTCCCGGTGGGTGTCGCGGGTCTTGCCGTCTAGGACGGCTGACCACTGCTTCACCACGTCGGCCCCGGCGGCCTTGGCCTTGTTGGCCGCATCGAAATTGGCCTGCTCCTGCACCCGGCCCGCCTCCGTGCGCACGATGGTTCGGGCGCGGGAAAGGGGCGCTTTGGTCATGAGGGCGATCCCCTGCGCCATTTCGCCGTAGCTGTACCCGGCGGCAATGCCCCGCGTGATCTCCGCCGAAATGGTTTTCTTGAGCTTGCCAACGTCCACGCCGAGGCTTTCATACAGCGGTTCCTTTAGTTTGCTGTCAATGGTGACGGCTTTAATGGCCGCTTCCTGTTCGATTGGCACGATCACTGGCACGCCCTGACGGTGCAGGTTGTACAGGGTGCCCACAAAGCCGTCGGTGTAGCTGTCCCGCAAATACTTGTCAATGGTCTCATATTCCCCGGCATGGAGCCGGTCGAGCGCGGCCTTGACCTGCGCTTTGATAAGCCGTTGGTACTGCACCTGATGGATCACGTTGGGCAGGTCAGCGTCACCCCGCCCCAGAAGGGAAGCGATCTTGTCGTCGATCTCTTCCAGCGCGGCTTCGTACTGCTTTTCCAGCGCTTTCAGCACGGCCTTTTCGCTTTTCAGCCGTTCCCGGAGGACTTCCCTTTCCGCTTTCGTCAGCCCGTTACTCACCGGCCCCACCCTCTGTCAAAGCGCCGTCAAGGGCCGCGTAGGGGTCGCTTTCCTCCGGCTTGGGCAGCTTGTCCTTGATGTCCTCATAGCTAATGTCCAGCTGCTCACAGATGAGTTGGATCACCGTTTCGTCGTCCAACGTCTGGCGGAGGCCCAGCAGGGTGTTGATCTCCACCTGCCGCTTCTGCGCGTCGGTCAGCTCGATCTGGGCGTTGTCCTGCGCGTTGGTCATGACCTCGCGCTCAAAGTCAAAGTACACGTCCTTCATTTGGTAGTCGGTGCCCTGTTCCGCGTTGATCTCGGAGAGCACCACTTTCAGGATTTTCCGCATGAACTGTTTCAGATGGATTTCCAGCTTGTTGCACTTCAAGTCCAGCAGGGCATAACGGGACTTGATCACAACGTTGGTCACGTTGCCGTCGCCCATCTGCGCCGAATTGAAGCCCATGCCGAAGCGGTAAATGTTCTTTTCGTCCAGTTCCAGCTTGCTTTCCCGCGCCTGATAGGGGATGTCGATGGTGCGAATATCCACGTCGCCGCCGTCGGTCACGCCGATATGCTTCTTGGTGCGGACGTTCTGCATCAGCTCGTCCAGATTGTCCCCCTGAAAGCCCTTGACCACATACAGGACTTCGTTTGCGTCCTGAATGTTATTGCTTAGGCCGCAGCTCATCAGGTCGTAGTCGTCGATGATGTCCTTGACGATCTTAAGGCCGCTGACCTGCTTCCGGGAGTTGTCCAGCCGGAAGAAGGGGATAAAGCCGAAGCCCTCATAATAGATTTGGTCGTCCCCATCCTGCCGCCAGATGGTATGCGGGCGGGGGTTGAGCACTGCCGCGTCGTCCGGCACGATGTCCCCGCCGTCCACCTGCACGAAAAAGTGGGTCTCGGTCTCGCTCCACAGCTGAATGCGCTTGAGGCGCTTATTGCCCTTGCAGCTGCGGTCAATGTACCAGTAAATGACGTACTTCTTCCCGTCGGAGCTTTCCTTTTCCTTGACTTCCACCACGCCGATGCTGTCCGCGCACTGGAAGCAAATTTTCCCCTCCGCGTTTTTATAGGCGTACATATATTCAAAACCCTTGGAAATGGTGCCCGTCAGCACTTCGTACAGCTCGGAGGTGAAGTTTTCGTTGTCGTTGAAGTATTCGTCCAGAAGCTCCTGCAGCTCTGGAATATCGGACTTGGCAAAGCCGCCCTTGCCGGAAAGCATATACTGGACTTCCTGATCTACCAGTTCCGTGAAAAACGGGTGGGAAATCTTGATGTTGCTCCGGCTCTTGTCCTCCCGGATATTGCCGTCAGCGTCCACGAAAAAAAGCTGATACTGACGGATGTCGTGTTCCCCCTCGTAGTACCTAAGTCCGATGCGGGCCAGCTGCTTCTTGGTGCTGGCCGCGTCGCTGTCCATAAAGGTTTTGATTTCATCCACGGAAATCATTGCCGTATCCCCCTTATATGATCCATTTACTGCCGATGATGTGTTTTTCCAGCCCGTAGCGCATTGCGTCCATCAGGTGGTTAAAGTCGTCGATGGGAACGTTGAGCGCGTTCCCGAACTTGTCCTTGTCCCACGTGTAATTGCTGATCTCCGTCACGAAATTCACGCATTGCGGGTGGATAATGATCTCCAAGTCCTGAATCCATTGGATGCCGTTCTGGATGCTGTCCTTGCCCTTTTTGGCGGCCTGCGCCCGGATGCCAAGGCTGACCAGCTCGTCAATGCTTTTCGGCTCCGCGCTGTCCGCCGTGATCCGCTCCTTGCCGTAGCCCATAGACTGAATGGTCTCGGCAATGCGGCGGTTGCTCATGCCCCTTTGGTACATTTCGTCGAACACGTACAGGCGCTTGTTGTCCTTGTCCAGAAGGCCGCAGAACAGCGCCGTGGGGTCGTTGGTGTAGCCAAAGTCGAGGCCGAAGCAGCTGACCACGCCGGGCAGCCTGCGCACCGTGTCAAGGTCGAAGCGCTCTTCCCGCCATCGCTCATACACAAGGCCGTCCACAATGCCCCAATTCCCTTCCCCGGCCACGGAATAGCGGCGGGGATTGCGCACCCGCATATCCTCAAAGATTCGCAGGTCGTCCGGGGTCAGCCATTCGTTGCACTGGTAGGTGGTGGTCAGGGCCAGTTTGTTGTCGTCGTTGGGCGGGTCAAAGAAGCGCTTCTTGATCCACGTCTTTTCCGACCACGGATTGAGCAAAATAAAAATCCGCTTGAAGTACCCGGCAGGCACTTCGCCACGGATGGATTCGTCGATCATGTCAAAGTCGGATTCCTTGGTGATCTCGTAGGCTTCCTCAAAGACCGCCCAGCACAGCACCCCTTTGGGCACGGAAATGGAGGTCAGTTTCAGCGGGTCGTCGCAGCCGCGAAACAAAATGCGCTGGCCGGTGGGCCGGTACTCGATTTCCAGCGGGGACAGGCGGCAGGTGAACCACCTGTCCAGCCCAAGCCGGTGAATGGCCCACTTGCAATCCGAATAGCAGGAATCTTTCAGGGTTCTTTCTGTTTTGCGGATGTAAATGGCGTTGGCCTCCGGGTACTGGATCAGATGGGAAATGATCCATAGGGCGGCGGTCTTGGACTTTTTACTGGCTCGGCTGCCCTTGCAGGCCACATAGCGCCCCCGGAAGTTCCAGAAGTCCGCGTACCCCTTGCCGACGACGGTTTGAAGAGATACCTCAGGCATTCACATCATCCTTTAGCACCAGCGGGGACATATCAACGTCGGCCTCCACCTTGTCCGTATAAAGCCCGTAGCGCTTGCCCAGCAATTCCGCAGCTTTCAGCCGTTCCTTTTCGTCCGGGGCCTTTTGGATGGCGCGGGCCTCGGAACAGCCGTCCCCGGTGCCCTCCACCACCACGATCTCCGCGACGGACTGCCCGCGCATGACCGCCGTCAGGTATTTCAACACTTCGTCCTGATCCGCGATCAGTTCTTTTTCCTTCTCCGCCATTCTTTTTTGGAGAAAGTCCTTAATTGTAGTAATTTGTAGTAACTTGCTTGCGTTGGTATTGGCATAATGGGGCGAGTACCCCGCCCGGATCGCGGCCTGTGTCGCGTTCAGGTCGATCAGGTATTCGTCACAAAAGCGCTGCTGTTTCGCCGTCATTTTCGCCATCCCGCAACACCTCCTTTGTTAAATCGTGCTTTCCTCCGGGTAGTCCGGCACTTGGCGTTCCAGCTCCGCATACAGGGCCTTGACAACGGTCACGTTGTATGCGTCGCTGGGTTCTCCCTCCACGCCGATCAGCTCACGCTTTTTAAGCGTCCAGCCGTCGGAAAGAAGGGCGTTTACTTCTGCGTCAAATTCGTTCAGCTTATAAACGGCTCTTAAGACGGTTCGAATCACGGGGTATCACCTCCCGTGAACTTGAATCCCTGCACGGCCCGGAAATGGCCGCCGAAGCCGCCTCCGATATGCTCCCGCCCTTTCCGCCTTGCGGAACGCTCGTGGGAAGCAATGCTTTTGGTTTTGTTGTCCCCGTACAGCTTGGCGGACACCTGCTCCCATTTGGGGGAGCGGCGAAGGGCCGCGCACAGCTGCGGGTGGGACGTGTGGAAGTAGGTGGGCAGCTTCCTGCCGCGCCTGCCGTTCCCGTCCAGATGGTATTGGGCGATAGCGTCAAGGAATCTGGTTCCAACGCCCGCCCCCTGCCATTCCGGCATGGTCACAAGGCGAGTGGCCCGGTAGCCGCCCACGTGGAACCACGGGGAAACCGCCAAATGGCAGGCCAGCTCGCCGTTTACCGTTCCCACAAAGTATTCCGCCGCAATGGGGCGGGGCAGGCTCAAATAATAATGCGGCTCAAAATGTCGCCAGTAACTTCCGTTGACCTTCCGAATTTCCAGCTCGATCTTGGGCCGCTGCCGGGGACAGCCTCTTTCGAAAGTCTTTGCCCCGGTATCAAGCACCCAATCCGGCTGTAGCCAGTCCACCACGTCATAATGAGGGGTGAGCAGCACGACCCTGCCGGACGGGTTTTCCCGCCTCCACGCCTTTTGGAAAGCCTGTGCGCCGATCTTGGCGATCTGGCGGTCTACCACGGAGGTAAACTCATCCACCACCGCCGTTTCCGGCCTTGTGCAGATCAGGCGGGCCAGCCCTGCGCGGAACTGCTCCCCATTGGACAGCACCCTATACGGCCTAAGCCACGCTGGCACGTCCCCAAGGCCCACGGAAGCCAGCATCCCGGTCACAAGGTTAAAGTCCCCGTTCGGCGCTATATCGTCCACAATGGGCCGGTCGTCGTGCCAGCCGGAGGCCATGTCCGTGATCCCTGTTCCGCCGAAGAGCTGCTTTCCGATGGACGTTTTTCCAGAGCCGGAAGGGCCGACCACCACGCCGATGCTCCAATCGCCGGAAAGGTCAACGCCGTCAATGGTCAGGTCGAAGTTGCAGCCGCTTTCCGCGTTGAACAGGCTTTTCACCCGTGCGGCGCGGTAGGAATTAAAATCGCTGACGCGGTGGTGTACTTCGATAGTCGTCATACGGCCACCACCTTCAAGCGGTATCCTTCCGTTTTCAGCTTTTCGTATGTATGTTCTTGGTCTTCTTCATCCCTACAAATCACGACCACCGCATACTGTGATTTGTAGGTAAAGCCTTTTTTGTCATATTCTCGCCACCTTTGTCTTGTTTCTCTCCAAACCCCCGCCAGCCGGAGAATATCCCACGGGCAACGAAAAAAGGCTGCCCCCAAGCAAAACAGCCATTGCCCGCGCCACCGCAAAAAGCCCATAGCGTCGCCCGCCCCGGATGGATAGGGGAGCTACCGGCCATGAGCGCATGAAAAAAGCCCACGGCGACCGCCGCAGGCTATTGGGAGGAAAGGTCTGTGCCCCTTTCTTCCACGATACTATTATAGCACAGAACATAGTCCGTTTTAGTCCGCACTTTTAGAAAATTTTTGATAGCTCGTCCAAAAGTGCTGCAAGGCGTTCCCGTGAATCTCGAACATGACCGTCCGCTCGAACGGAAGCCGCTGCAAAACGCTTTCCCAGCTTCGCCCGTTGATATAGCGCTCCGTCAGGATGGTCTTTTCCCACTCGTCCGGCAGCTGCTCTATCAGCCAAAGGCGCACGTTGAGCGCCTCTTCCAGATGGACGATGGTGTTTTGCAGGCGTTTTTCCACGGTGACGGCCTTCACGGCGGCGTTTGCCAAACTGTCATGATTTCCGCTTCCGCTGACGTGTTCATCGGTCAGGTTGCTGGTGGTGCCGGTGGCTTTCTCCCGGATCGCTTCCAGTTCTTCCCGCAGGTCGTCCCGCCGGATTTTCATGGCCATGTATCGGTTCAGGTAGATCATGGCCGGATGTTTGGGCTTTTTACGTTTTGTCTGCTGTTCTTCTTTCAAGGGTCATTCCTCCGATTCCACCGTCCCGCCGGGGACAAGCTCGTAATAGTCGATCTCTTCGTCGGTCAAAGGCTCCGTATAGTCTGCAAAGCCCCACATAGGCCGGGCATATCCCGCAATGTGGACATGCTCGGCAAGGGCCGCGTACAGGCTGCGCTTCGGCACCGCTCCGTGGGCCGGGGGACGCATGCGGCAATAGTAGCGGTACAGGGTATTACTTTTGCTTTCCGTCGTCATTCTTCCGGGCCTCCTCTTTCTCACAGATGATCGTCTCGATGGTGACAAAACGATGATATTTGTTTTTCAGGCACTTTCTGTACCGGGTCACGGTGTTTTCGCCCGGCTCTGTCCTGTATACAGCCGTTTTTTCTCCGCAGTAGGGGCAAAGCATCGGTCACACGCTCCTTTCGTCCTCCTTCGGTGGTTCCGGCAGGGGCATCCAGTGGGTGACATTTCCACCGCGCTCCCACGTCCCGTCGCCATAAAATTTGAAGATTTTGATGTACCGCGTGCCCGGAAATGCAACGCTGTCGATGCAGCACAAGTATACATCTTCTTTTCTTTCCGGCAGCCTGTCTTTAACGCTGATCCAGTCCATGCTCATTCCTCCCACGGAAATTCCTGCCGAAAGTCCTCGTCCATCAGCCCGCGAAGGCTTTCTTTCATAAATACTTTCATACCCGTAATCTGCGCCGCTTCCACAATGTTTTCCACCCATTCCCGTTTTGGAACGACCTTGCCTTTGCGATTGCCCGTTTCTGCGCCGACGATCACCCATTCATCTGAGCCAAAAGAGCCAAGTCCAACGTGCATGTGTTCTGTCAGCGGCTCAATACTTGTGAACGTGTGGTACTTGATCCCCCCTTGAAAACGCTTTGCTTTTTTGTTGTCCAGTGTACTTCCGAACCACCAGTTATCATGACACGGAAGAATGCCTGCGCTCGCCATGTTGCAAAGTCTGGCGGGATTCTTGGTCAGGAATAGATACCGATGCTGCGGCGCTTTTTCGCAAGCATCGAATACCTGATTAATCCATTCGTCCGGCACCCAATCCCCGAACAGGTCAGCCATCGAACACACGAAAATGTTGCGCGGCTTTTTCCATTTTTGCGGCTCGTCCAGCTTGTAGCGGTGGAAGGTTGGCTCAAATCCGAACGGATACGCCGCATTGGTTATACTTCCATCCTTGTTCTTCTGTTCCCACGGATAGTCAAGTTCTAGTGGTTTTCCCGTTCCTTTTAGCATCCCACGCGCAATCAGATGCCGTTGGCATTGACATTCTGGGTCATATATTTCCATTGGCCTGAACCGTTCCGCGATCCTGCGGGCATAACAATATTCGCACCCGTGCAGACACCCTGTAACCGGGTTCCACGAAGCATCCGCCCAATCGATTTTTGTTTTAGCTCCCATGGTTCATTCCTCCCACTTCGCTGCCGCCATCTGCTCCGGCGTGGGCTTCCAGTGCCAGCGCATCGCTCCAATTCATCCGATGGTCAAAGCTCCAATCCATGCCGCGCAAAAAAGCGAAGAAACAAACGATCACCCAGATCAGACTTGCGAGAAAAACCCCTTCCCAAAAACTCATGAGATCACCTCCAAAAAATTCTTTGCGCACAAAACCGCCCAATAAAGGATGATCCAGCCCCAAGCGTCCTTCTTCCGGCCCAGCCGAAAGTAGACGATCATGGAAATAAGAAACAGCAGGAAAACAGGCACCATCAGCCCTCCTTTTCGCCGCAGGGGTACATTTCGCAGCACCGCCCACGGTAAACGCAGTCGGGAACCAGTATCCCGGCCATGGCGGGTTCTTCGGAAATGATCTCTTCGCAGACCATGTACCATAGGTCGCGGGTGGCCACGTCCGCCTTTCGGCACAGCCGCCTTCGGCTGATGTTGATAAGGGCCTGCGCATTGGCCTCAAAGGTGACCATGACGGGCGCGTCCTGCGGGGCCTTGGTGCGGTCGTAGTTGCTTTGACGGTCGTTGCGCTGGGATTGGACGTACCATTCCACCCCTAACTTGTGGCGCACAAGGTGGTTGCTGACGTAGTAGGGCACCCCATGCAGGCGGATCGTCCACACCAGCGAACGAGTGGGGGAATGCTCCGCCAGAAGGATTCTGTGCTTCCAGCTTTCGGAGGGAACCTTGACGGTCTCCTTGCCCTCCGTGCCCACGGCCAGCGCGTAGCATCGCGCCCATTCCTCATCCGTGGGCTTCCGCAAAATGTCGATCGTAATCATTGCTCTTTACTCCAATCCAAATTGCTGCATCATCTGTTCCATCTTGTTCCGGGCCGTCTTCTGCCGCCTGCCGCCGCCGGATACCTTGCATGGGGTACACATTTCCACGATGCGGTCGTAAATGCGCCGGTGGGTCACGTCCTCGGCATTTTTCAGGGCCGCCATGGTCAGGTTGGTGGTGACGATCAGGGGCTTTTGGGCCTTGTACCGGGCGTTGATGATCTCATACACCTGTTCGCCCATGTACTCGGTGTCACGTTCCGTGCCCACGTCGTCCAGCACCAGAAGGGGCGCTTGGGCCACCATCCGCAGCACGGCTTCCCGCTCCGCGCCGAAGTCCTTTTGCATGGCGTTGACCAGCCTGGGCAGGGTGGTCATAGTGGCCGGAATCCCCTTGTCGATCAGAGCGTTGGCGATACAGGCCGCCAGAAAGGTTTTCCCGCCGCCTACGTCGCCCCATAGCAGCAGACCGGCGTTGTTTTCCGCCGCCCATTCCCAGTTGTCCGCATAGGCCCGGCAGAACTGGCTTGCCTTTGCGTCCTCCTGATCGTCCACGTCAAAGGTGCAGCCCCGGTATTGTTCGTCCGTCATGCCCTGACGGCGGTAACGGTCGATCCGCAGGGCCATTTCCTGCCGTTTCCGGGCCTCTTCCTCCGCCGCCAGCCTGTCCCGCTCACATTTGCACATGCAGGGCACTTTGTTCCGGGCGATCAGGCCCTCCACCTCAAACCATGTCTGTTTTCGTTCCCCGCAGACGGCGCACACCCGCAGCCCTTCTTCGTCGGTCAGGTCGTCCGGCGAAGCGTTGTCCCGGCTCATGGCAGGCCCAAGGGCCGCCGCAAACAGGTTTGTTTCCATTGGGTTCCCTCCTTACCACGGCACTTGGTCGCCGTTGTCGTAATCGTCCCGGTCGATCTTCCGGGCCTGTGTGTGCCCGTCCCGGTTCTTTTCCCACGTGCGGACAGCCGCTTTCCAGTCCTTCATTTTGTTCTTGCCGACCATCCAGCCCTTGCCGGTGTAGAAGTCCACGAAGGTTTCCGGGTTGACGGTGTTTCCCCGCTCCCGGCAATAGGCCCGCACTTCCTCCACCGTGGGAGGAATGAACCGGGTCTGCTTTTTCTCTCCCGGCAATTCGTCAGAATTGCCCCTATATAGATTTATTACATTCCCATTTACATTCCCATTCCCATTTCCATTACCATTTTCATTATCAGCCAGATTTGCTAGGTTTTGCTTAGCTTTGCTAGGTTTGCTAGCGTTTGCTAGCGCTTGCTTAGCTTTGCTAGCATTTGCTGCCTTGGCATATCCTCCGGCGCGGCCCGCCTCCGCCCTGCGTTTGCAGGTTTCTTCGTACTTTTTCAAGTCCCGGTCGAGCTGGGCGCGGATGAAGGAAAAGGCCATCATGGGAATAGGTTCAAGGCTCGGTTCCGCCCCTGTTTCCACATAGTCGAAAATCGCCATCAGCAAACGGCCCTGATCTTCCGGGGGAAGAAGCTCGAAATGCTGCCTGTAATCGCAGTACAGGACGAAGCTCTTTTTGTCAGCCATCGGCACCGCCTCCCATGCGGTACTGTTTCACGCTGCAATTCTCGCCGAAACGGTTCTTGACCGTGACCATGTGGCCGGTGATGTTGTGGCCGTCCTTTTTCAGCTCCGACACACGGGAGGCAAGGCGCATGATCCCGAGGTCTTTCAGGGCCTCGTATTGGGTGATGGAGCCAAATTGTTCTAGGTAGTCTAGCACCCGCTGGGCCTGCGTGGGTTTTCGGTTTTCCGTCATATGTCCCCATCCTTCCTGTGCATACTCCTTTCCGCCGAAAATCCGTCCGGGTAGCGGGCTTGGAGCTTTTCAATATTCATGCGCATAATGGTTTCCAGATCGTAGTCAATGGCCGCCGCCGTTTCCGCAACGTACCAGAGCACATCCCCCAGTTCCTTTGCCACGTGCTCCCTGTCCAGCGGATGGCGCTGCATCTGGTTTTTCTTGATGAGATCGGCGATCTCGCCGGATTCGCCACAAAGGCCCAAAGCGCCGTTGACAATGTGTTCGCTTGGGGTCAGCTCTCCGTTGCTTGTCCGCATGGCCAATTTCTGATATTCATTGATGGTCATTGTTCTGTTCCTCTCTCGCTTGTAATTCATGGCCGGAAGCATATTCCCGGTACAGTTCAAACCAGTCGTCAATGGTCATGGTGACCAGAATTTCCGCATTGTTCTTTTTGTGGAACACGGCTGGGAGGGCGTTTCCGCCCCCCGCTTCCGCGTCCCGGATGGCTTGGCTCATCCACTCGTACAGGGCCATACGCTCTTGGTGCTTGGCTTCCACGTGGATGCCCGGCAGGCCCACCACGTCCGACGCGTCGCCGGTATTGCCGCAATACTGCGCCGTCCGCCGCGCGTCGTAGCCCTGCGAACGGAACACAGCCGCCAGCAGGCGTTCAAACCGCGCTCCCTTTTGCTTGCTGTTGACCGGCATTGCTTTCACCGCCTTTCGCTTCAAGGAGCTGTTTCAGCCGGGCGTTTTCCGCTTCCAGCCGTGCCAACTCCATGCCGTCATGGGCAATGGTCTCCATGATGTAGTCGTATTCCGCCGCCGTGATGGTGACGGTCTTTGCTGCTTTTGTCATCACTCGTCCTCCAATTCGGCCCGCCCCGCTTTGCGTCGCGGGCTTCGTCCTGCGGTAGCCCCTTACGGGGCTGTCCTCGTCCTAGATTCGTTTCACTCATCCTCAAATTCGATCCAATTCATGGGGTCGCCGAAGTCCAGCTTTAGGCCCATCCGCTTGTAGACGGCCTGCACTGCGTCCGCGCTGGTAAAGCTGTCCACGATATACCGCTGCATCACGTGCAGCACCCGGTGACAGCGCTTGCCGCCGAACCCGTGCAGGTCGGAAAGGGCCATGCACACGGCGGCGAAACAGATTTGATAGGTTCCGTTGATCCCCGCCGTTCGCCCGTCCTCGTAGGCTTTGTCAAGGTCTTTCGGCGTGATCCCGTTTTTCAGCAGGGACGCGACCTTTTGATCGTGGCTCATCCGCTGCCATTTGGGTTGCTGCTTCTGGGCGGCCCGGCGCTGTGCTCGGTTCATGGCCGGTAGCCCTCCAATACGACGTATTCATCCGGGTCAATAACAACGTTGGCCCCCTTCGCATTTACCCACCCGGTGCGCTCCCCTTCGTAATAACTCATGACCAGCAAAATATCGCCGTCGCAATAATTTTCGCCGTGGTCGTTCTCGCCCATTACGATTCTGATATACTCGCCCGGTTCTGCCCACCTTTTTACTTTCCGCACTTCGGGTTTCTCCCCGGCCTTCCTTTGGCTGTTCCACAGCCGATCAAACGCCAGCTCCGCGCCCTTTCGCCAGTTGAACTTGTCTTCCGGGTTCCTACGGGCAACGGCCCCCTTGATTTCCTTGCCGTCAATGGTCATGATGGCTCTGGTGGTGTCGCCGTCGCAATCAATCACAATCCGATAATGCTTTCGTTGGGTAAAATCAATCTTGTCGAAATCAACGACGTTGCGGTCGTAGTGACCGTTGCTTTGCGTCAGCTTGCCGTTCATGTAAAAACCAATTTCCAAAACTGAACATTCGGGAACATGATAAGTGATTTTCTTATCGCCGTTCCAGACAACCCCGCGCTTTTCGCACTCGTTCAGCACCGCCATTTTCTGCTTGTCGTTCTTGCAGCGAATATCCACTTTCCCGGCGAAAAAATCATTGATGGTGTACTTCTTCATGGCTTTTTTCCTTTCATTCTCTTTCATTCGGCCTTCCATAGCCCGTGGTGCTATTCCTGTGGCGCTCCTTCGGGTCGCCCCAGCTGATTTTCAGCGGGCTGGACGGCACCCGCAGCTCGTACAGGCGGCAGCCAGCTTCAAAAGCCTCGTGATAATGGGCGCTCTCTTGGCAATAGCAGCGGAAGCCCTCCGCCCCGTGCACCTCCGGCCAATGCCAAAGGCAAGTCTGGCATTTACCGGGGCGCTTGGTCTTGTTGATCTTCATGTTGATCGGCATACACGTTACTTCCTATTTACGCTTCTCGTTTTATCAAGTAATAGTTCCCGGAAGAATCGCAGGCGGCCTTATTTTTTTGCAAACAATTACTTATATATCCAGATGTTCTTCCAAGAAACCGCCCGGCCTCCGACATGGAACAAAATCTATAGTTCATTTCGTCGGAAGAAAGGATGACCGCTGACTGGTTCTTCCGATAAAGTCCATCTGAAAAGCCTTTTTGGATATTTTCTTTCAGACTGACCCATTCCAAGTTAACCGAACGGTTATTCATAGGATTTCCGTCAATGTGGTTCACGGTCATTCCTTCCGAATAGCCGTCACACCATGTCAGCGCGACCAGCCTTGCAACAAGAAACGTGTACTCTTTGCCGTCTTTCCACAGACCGACACGTGCGTCTTTTCTGCCGCGCCTGTTTGTGTAGCATTTCTGTTTCAAGACGCGCTGTTTCCAAACCCGTTTCGGATACCGGGAATTGCTGGTTGTTTTCCCTTCGCAAGTCCTGATGTTTCCAAAGTTTGACGCTTGATACAATTTTTCAAAACCGGGAATATCAAGCCATTTTTCCATTTTCATCACCACCTTTCTTCCCCGTTAATCAAAAGGGAGGTCGTCGTCCGTGACTTCCTGATACCCGTTGTTCTGGGCCGGGGCCGCGCTCTGGGTCTTGCTGCCCAAGGGCTTGTCCTTGGGCAGGGTGTAGCTGCCCTCCCGGACGCTGTCGGCGCTGATGGCCCGGAAGGGGCGCACCGCCCAGCCGTGCTGGCCGTTGTAGTCCCATTCCTCATTGCGGAACAGAATACCAACGGTTTTTCCCGTCAGGCTGTTTTCGTTCCAGTCCCACGTATAGCCGGGATTGCTCCGTTCCACCGCCGTCACAAAGCCCTTGAAGCTGCTCTTGGTCATTTCGTCCTTTTCGCTGCCGTCGTCCAGCGGCAGCCAGACGCGCAGCAGGCCGCGCCACTTCTTGTCCGCGTTGACGTTGGCGTTAAAGTCCCGCTGGAAAAATCCGGCGTGTTCTCCCTCGGTGATGTCGAACAGTAGGCACAGCTGCGGGCCGTAGTTCGTGTCCTGTACGCGGACTTGCTTCACCTTGCACACATACGCGCCCAGCGGCAGCTTGGGCCGGTCGGAAAAGGCTTGTACGGAATCCCAGTTGTTAGGCTTGCGAATCATGGTTTATTCCTCCTTAAAAATCTTCCAATGCTTTCAGTACTTCGGTCATGTCGTTGTCGATGATGTTTTCCGTGAACGCTCCCAGCGGCGTTTTCGCCGTGGAAAAATTGGCCTGTGTCTCGAAGACGTGTCGCCCGTCGATCACCTTAGCCAGCAGCACCGTGGGGAACTTGCTTTCCAGCGTGATCTTGTCCAGCTTCTTGCCGCTGGTCTTGATCCGGGTGAACAGATAGCCGTTGTCGTCGTGGTCGGTCTGGGTGTGCGCCACAAAAATGACGGTCACGTCCTCCCGCATGGTCAGGGAGTAGTCCACGATGTCATAGATGGCGCAGGCCAGATCAAGCCACTTGTCATAGCCCTTTTCCTTGCTCCGGCGCATTTCGTCCGCCACCATGATGCCGTTGATGGTGTCCACGACCACCGTTTTCACGTGGGCAAATTCCTCGCTTTCGTTGATTCGGTGGAGCATTTTCAACACGATCTCCTGCTTGTCGGTGCAAAGGTAGTTCTTGTTTTCCGTGTTGTACTGCTTTTTCCAGCCCTTCCACGACAAGCCTTTTTTATCGCAGTCGATGTAGCACGTGGTCTTCGGGTCGAGGTTCCGGCAGGAGGTCGTTTTCCCGCTGCCGGATTCGCCCATCACACAGATGACCTTGCTCATTCTGCGTCACTCCTTACTTGATATTGATATTCAGCTTTTCAGCCACCGCCGCGCCGGGAATCTCTTCCCCGGCTTTCAGCGCCTTTTTGACCTCGGTTTTGTCGATCTCCGGCTCCCTGATCCGCAGCAGCTCCGGGCGGTTGACCACGGCCCACGTGCGCAGCGTCCCTTCGTCGGCGATCTCCACCGCCTCCGACTTGCGGAAACTGACAGCGCATTTTTCGGTGGCGAATTTTGCACCTTGAAGGGCCTTTCCCAGCCATTCTTTCAGGCCCTTTGCCTTATTCGTGGCCGCCTTTTCACGGGCCTCAAACGCCTGCTTTTCGGCCTTAAAGGCTGCCGCGTCGGCTTCCAGATTCTTGACCCAAAGGGCCACGTTTTCCAGCTTGGCTTTCCGCTCCATTTGCAGCGCGTCCAGCCGTTCCCCGTCGATGATCTCGCCGGTTTCCTGATCGATGCAGGCCATGATTTCTTCGTCGATCTGCCATAATGTTGCCATCTCTGTTTTTCTCCTTTTATTTTCTTAGGTTGCAGCAGTCGTTTTTGTTGAAATTGACACATTCCCTGAAGTATGCATAGGCTGCGTCTTCATCCTCACACACGGAAACCTCATCAAAGCCGGTGATCTTCGCCAGCGCGTCCAGCTTTTTTTCCAACGGCAGGTGGCTGTATCCGGCGTGTTTAACCGTGTACTCGCTGTAATCCAGCGGCAGCCACGACCGTATCCAGTGATTGACCCGCAGGAACTCCACAATGATTTTCGGGCACTGGATGGCGTTCAGCCGGTCGAAATCCACAAACTGTGGAACATATGGGGATAACCGCACCGCCACATCGAAGCCCTCCGCCTGCAAGGTCTCAATGGCCCTGATCCGCCGCTCGGTGGATACGGCCTTTTCCGCCGGAATCCACGTGGTGCTGATCTGGATATGGGCCAGCCGCTTGTCCCACTCCACGCTGAAAACCTGATGCCCGTGGGCTTCAAAGGCTTTCCCGATGCTGCGCGTTCCGGCGAACAGTTCCAGTACCTTCATTCTTCATGTCCCTTTCCATGATGGAATCTGGCCATGAATGGCTTCTGCCGTTCCGGGTCAGTCCACGGTCACTTCCCGCCGGAAATGTTCGTCCAAGCATTCCGCGCAAATGGCTTCGCCGTTGATCTCGTAGTAGTAGTCCTCCGCCACCGGCTTGCCGCAATAGCTGCATTCCGGCACTTGGCTTTCCAGCCGGGCCAGCTCCGCGTCGTAGGCGGCAGCGTCGGCCTCCGGGTCGTCAGTGTATCGAAACATGGGCTTCCCCTCCTTTCTTGCGGCCCGTTCCACGCCTTGCGGCGCGTTACGGGCTTCGCGTCTGCGGAGCGGCTTCGCCGCTGTCCTCAACGCTCGGTGCTGCGCACCCTTTCTTGATTTCGTAGTCGATTTTCACGCCCGTCTGGTCGGCGTACAGGTTGGCCAGAAGGGAAAGAATCCTTTCAGCCGTTGGGGTTTCATGCATCTGGCCCACCTCCGTGTCATTTTTCTTCCAACCCGTCGGCCATGATCTGCGCCCATGCCCGGTAGGCGGTTATCAGCCTTACCATTCGCCAGCCCTGCGCAGCTCGTGGTAAATCATGGTGTAGCAGACCAGCCACCCGCCGGAGATCATCAGCGCCGCAAGGGTGGCCGTATTCAGGCTTTCAATGGCGCACAGGGAGCAGGCGAACACGATGGCCGCAATGGTGGTCAGAATGTTCATAAATCTCTTCATGGGGCTTCCCTCCTTCCCTTATTCGTCAAGGCTTTCCGCCGTTTCGTCCAGCTCCGCCAGCCGGTCTTCGATGTTCTCCATCGTCAGGCCCTTGGCGGCCAGCTCCCGGCCCTTCCGTTCCTCAAAACGCAGGGTGTTCATGTACGCCCGGCGGCGGTTCATCAGGCGGACGTACTTTTCGTACAGGCGGACATGTTCCGATTCCCGCAGGCGGGAGATTTCCTCGTCGATCTCCTCCATCGTGTGGAGGCTTACGCTTCGTGGCATGGTCGTGCTCCTTTCGTGTACAGTTAAACTGTACTTTTGCTTCAAAAAAAATTACTCGCCAAATCGGATATAATTCAGAGATAACCCAAGTGCGCTTTCGATTTTCCCAAGCATTTTTACATTGGGATACCTTCGTCCTGCCTCCCATGCAATAACGGTGGATTCACTCACACCGCACTTTTCCGCAAATTCTTTTTGCGTCAATTTGGCATTTACACGTGCGGCGGCCAAAGAAAACGAAGGATAAGAAATGCTGTGTTCAGACATCGCGGTTCACCTCCCTTGCATAGTTCTTGCCCTCGTGACCTCCGGGGCGGGTGGCTTAATCTCCATTTTTGCCCCCTTCCGGGGATTAGCTGCCCCGGCTCGGCGTGTTGTTAATTATTGGAAATTTTTACGGATGCTGTTCAGCACCTTGCATTCTTCATCAATGTATCGATTCATGGCTACGCATACCGCAACATGTGGATTATCTTGGAGACTGTTCACAGCTTCCATCAGTTGATAATAAATATTGATAAAAACCCTCCTGTCGTCAGTTACTTGCGGAAAAATGCCACTCCACGTTTTGACCGTCTTGCCATACTTCATTTTGAGAACTTCCAGTTTCAGGGACTTCCAAGTATTGTTCATGCTCATTATTCTTGCTTCCTTTCGTTCGGCAGTACAGTTTAACCGTACCTGCAATGCTATATTACAATAATTTTTTGCCATTGTCAACAGGTAGACTGTACTTTTTGAAAGTTTTTCTTGATTTTTTTACAGGGAAGCTGTACAATGATCTTGGGCATAATAAATAAGGAAGGGAGGCGCGTAAGAATGAAGGATTTGGGAAACAAGCGTGTAATGTCCAAAAATTTGAAGCGGCTTATGGCCGAAAAGGGCGTTTCTGCTAAAGAATTAAGCCGAAGGCTTGATTTTCCATATACAACGCTTTTGTCGTGGCTAAAGGCAGATAACTACCCACGGATTGACAAAATAGAATCCATGGCAAATTATTTCGGGGTGCAGAAGTCCGACCTGATAGAAGAAAAGCTCACGGACGAACAAAAAGCGGGCAACGAAGCCCTTGCCGGGATCATTGTCCGCTTGAGAATGGATGCCGATTTCCGGCAGATCGTCGAGACGCTGGACGCGCTGGACGCTGAAAAGCTGAAAGGCGTTCAGCAGATGTTAGACGCTTTTGCTAAGTAAGGTAAGAATCAAGTCGATCAGCTCTATGTCATTGCAGGAAATCAGGGCTTCCGTGATGGCTTGCAGATATTCGTCTTTGGTCATTTTGCTTTTTCCTTTCATCACTTGAGGTAGGAACGCACGTTCTAAGAAACATCCTACAACAGGATTTTCAGGCTTGCAACCCTTTTCCCGATATTCGGAAAATTCGGAATTGCGGCGGGTGTGCAGCACCACCTACCACCCGCCGCGTCCCGGAATGACAGGCCATTTCTGACCCACCCAAAGCATAGGACAGATCAGGCCGAAAGTACACAGCCGGAGACGGCGATCCCGCCGCCCAAATGCTGGTACTTTGACCGCCGTACATCAGGAGGCAACAAAAATGGACAAAAATTGCGTAAACTGCACCCATCCGGGCCGTGACTGTATCCCATACCTGATGACCTTTACCAATGCCGAACTGCTGGAATGGGCGAAAATGCGGCGCGTGGCCCTGCATCTGTCCTACGAGGAATTATCGGAAAAGTCAGGCGTACCCCTAAGCACCATTGAACGAATGATGAGCCGGAAAGGAACGGATTGCCGCTTTGGCACCGCCCAGCCGGTGATCCGGGTGCTGTCAGGGTGCAGCGCGGAAGAGCTGGACTGCGAAAGCGTCAAGCAGCCGGACGAGGTGCTGGAAGAACAGCTAAAGGCCAAGGAAGAGATCATCCGGCACTTGGAGGAAGAAAACCAGCGGAAAAACGGCGTGATCGACCACCTGCACGCCACGGCGAAGGAAGACATAGAACGGGCCAAAGACGAAGAAAGCGAAAGCATTGCCTACATGAAGAAAAAAGAAAAAAGCTATCTGCGGTTGATCTGCACTTTGTCCATTGCGCTGTCGGTTACGCTTGTCGTTATCATTGCGGCGCTGGTGATGGATATGATGAACCCGGATAAAGGCTTTTTCTGGCTACGGAGTATGCTATAGCAACACGAAAAACGGAGGAACAAAGGGAGAGAAAACACATGGAAACAGGGAAATTTATGGGCGGAGAAAACTATATCGAAGAGGTGGCGGCCTATATCCGCGTATCCACGCAGGAACAAAAGCTGCACGGAATCTCACTGGAAGCACAGGTCGAGAAACTGACCGAGTATGCTCAGAATCACGGAATGAAAATTGTCAAATTCTACAAAGACGAAGGGGTTTCCGGGCGAAAACTCATCAAAAACCGGCCCGCTTTGCAGGAAATGATACAGGATGCCGAAAAAGGGAAATTCAAACGGATCATCTTTATCAAGCTGGACAGGTTCTTCCGCTCCGTGGCGGAATACCACGAATGCATGAAGCGCCTGTCCGTCGGCGGCGTGATCTGGACGGCCACGGAAGAAAAGTACGACCTTTCAACGCCAAGTGGGGAAGCGTTCGTCAACATGAAGCTGACCATGGCGCAGTTTGAAGCCGATCAGGCCGGGGAGCGTATCCGCATGGTCAACGAGTACAAGATCAAGTCAGGGCAGCCGCTTTACGGCTCCCAATGCCTGCCGTTTTGCTATGCCGTCGGCTGCCCCGAAGAGGGAGAACGACACAAGTATATCGGCAAGCGGGACGAAGAAATCATGCGGGACTTGATCGACTATGTGATGAAAAATCACTCCGTCCGCGCCGGGATGAACTATATCAACCAGAAATACAACAGAAATTTCCTGTATAACGCCGTCATGAATGCATTGAAGAACGAAATGATCTGCGGCACGTACAAGGGAAATCCGAACTACTGCGAACCGTATATCACGAGGGAAGAGTTTAACCAGCTGCAAAAGATCATTTCCCGCAACCCGCGCACGACGGAGAAGCGGACGTATCTTTTCACTGGCCTGATCCGCTGCCCACGCTGCGGTTACCGGCTGTCCGGCGGCCAGTACTACACTTATTCTCGCCCCAACAAGGAGACCGGGAAACGCGAAAAAAGAAGGGGCTACCTTGCGTATAAATGCGGACGGTCACGTGTCAACAACCAATGTGATTTTAACAATATCGTGCAGGAGCAGCGGCTTGAAAAAATGCTCTTGGAGCAGCTTGACGACATCATCGCAGGCAAAAAACTGCAGGCGATCAGCGTCAAGTCCGCCGGGAAAAAGGTCTCCAAGCATGACGTGGAGGCACTGACCGCCGAACTGGACAGGCTTAACTATGCTTGGCAAAAAGGCCGAATCAAAAGTGTGGAAGAGTACGACAAAAGCTACGACGACCTGATGGAGAAAATCCACGCTGCCGAAAACGAGCAGGCCGAATTGAACCAAGAGCCGGACTACGAGAAAATACAGGCGGTCTTGTCCAACGGCTGGCAGGAAATCTACAAAGAGCTGGACGGCGAACACAAGCGGGCCTTCTGGCGGTCGTTTATCGAGGAAATTCAAGTGGTCTGGTCGAAGGATAAAAAGGAGATCAAGGACATCATATTTTTTTGAAATTGTAGTTGTACATAATTTCTGTACCGAACGGCGCAGAAATTAAATACAAACAAAATGGCGGCTTCGGTCGCCGTTTTTCTTTGAAGAAAATAGTCAGAAAATTCAAAATACTTGTTGACAATATACCGCAAGCGGTATATAATAGTTACGTAATCAAGGAGGGGCCGCAGGCGGAATAAGCCGCCGGGCATAGGAGATAAAACCATGAAGTACGAAGTCGAAGTCGGCATCAATTACACCACCATCCCACAGGGCCACCGCCCCAGCACCTACAAATGCTACAGCGCCGCTGAGTGTGAGATCGTCGGCGGCTACGGCATCAGCACTTCTCAGGACTTCACCCGGGCCATGGTCACGGTGGAGCTGCCGGACTGGTGCGTTCCCAGCAAGAAATGGCGCTGGAATCTTTCCCGCCCCGGCTTCCACTCCACCAGCGGCAGCGACGATCTCTGCTTCGTTTCCTGCAATCAGAAGGCGGTAACGGACGAAATGATCTCCCTCGGCTGCCTCAAGCCGGACGGCCAGAAGGCGCTGATCCTGCAGGCCATTGATAGCGGCCTCACCTTCTGGTTCCCCGGCGAAAACGGCCAGATGGAGCAGAAGCCCCTAAAGCCCCTGTCCATCCGCTGGATCGATAAATAACGACGCACACCCGCCCCGGAGGTCACGAGGGCAGGAGGGAAAGCCGTGCAGCAAAAAGACGTTCTCGCCACTTACGAGGTCACCAAAAGCATGAAAGAGACTGCCCGAAAATTAAAATTGTCGCAGCAGACGGTTCGCCGCGTCCTGATCTCCAATGGTATCTATCCATCGGAGCGGACACGGGAAGTCGCCCGCCTGTGCCTGATGGGCATGACCGTGCCGGAGATCGCCGAATATCTCGGGATATCCCCAAAAACCGTACAGACAAACTTGCCTTATTCGAAGGGCGGCTATGCGACAGGACAGAGAACAATAAATGCTGAAAGGATCGCTGACTGCCGCATACGGAAAAAATTAGGGCTGCCGCCAGCGAAAAGAGAACAGGCTCCACACAGTAAATATACGGACAACCCGATCAACAATGCCAGACTCTCCAAAGGAATGACGCAAAAGAAATTGGCTTCAATAATCGGATGCAGCCCGGGCACCGTCTCTTGTTGGGAACGAGAGGTACAGTCGCCCAGCCCCCAAAACTTGGAAAAGCTCCGTGATGCGCTCGGCATCGAAGGAAAGGAGGATTCCAATGCCCAGAACTGACCCCCGCCCACGCGGGACGAACTCACCCATCACAGCGTCCCGCCTCGCCGCCGGTATGACGCAGGCGCAGCTTGCCGCCGCCGTCGGCTGCACCCAGAAGGACGTTTCGCGCTGGGAACGCGGTGTATATAGCCCCAAAACGGAAACACTTTCAAAAATCGCGCAGGCGCTTGGCTGCACAATGGAAGACCTTCTCCAATAAAAAAAGCGCCGGGGATCACTCCCCGGCTTTTTCGTGTTCCAAGTCTGCCAGCCTGTGGTTGATCACCTTGATCTGTTCTTCCACTACCGGCATTCTTTGGGCAAAATTGTTGTGCGCCCTCACTTCCCGTGTCAGCTCTTTGATCTGCACGTCCGTCACCGCCTGCGACGTTTTGATACTGTTTTCTACCTTGCGGTTGCTGGCCGCGTTGGTGATGATAACCCCTACAAGGGCCATTCCCCCCGTGATGAGTGCTGCCATGATCGTTTC